ACAGCATCACGCGGCGTGGCGTGGCACGGCACGGCGAAGCAAGGCTCAGCAAGGCAAGGCAAGGCAACTTTTAACCACAGGAATCACATGACAACTGCAACGAAATCAGACACGCGGCTCAACGTCGTCACGCGGCGCGTGAAGCTGCGCGGCATCACTCCAATCATGTTCGACCGCTATGCGGGTGACAACCAAACGAAGCTGACATGGGACCAAAAAATCTATCTGCGCCCCAACACCAATCAACTGGTTCTTCCGGCGCTCAACATCATTTCGTTCTTCACCGCGCACAACACGAACAGCGCCCCCAAGCGCCTGCGGGACAAGCGGCTCTACAAGGGAATCTGCAACGCCATCCTCAGCTTTTGCAGCATCCAGGGGACTGATGGCGATGTGGAAAACATCACGCTCACACGCGATGGCCAGCCTGTGACCGTGGGCACCTTTGGCGACCGCAAAGACGAGCAGAGCGGCCTGTACCTGCACCGCGCGGTTGCTAGGCTGGACAAGGGCATCCCAAACCCCAAAGAGCGCCCCGTTCTCCCCCTGCCGTGGTCCCTTGAGTTCGATCTGACTATCTACCCAAACAAGGAAATCAAAGAGCAGGAAATCAAGAACCTGCTGGCCGAAGGTGGCATGGCGATTGGCCTGGGCACCTTCCGTGGCGTGTTCGGCAAGTTTGAGATTGAGCGCTGGGACTGAGGCCGTGCGAACCCTGATGAATCTCTACGGCTTCAACCGCCGCGCCGGCATGGGCCGGGCGGCATCCATCCACCGCGCGCTGCGCGTTTACTTCCGAGGCTACTGACATGAACGTCGAACTGATTGAACCCGCTGCCGAGCAAGGCAACACCCTGCCGGCCGCACCCGAAGCCCGCGCCGCCCTGGCGCTGAACTCTACGAAGACCGCCGCTGACCTGCGCGCCCTGGTGGAGAAGCACCAGCCGCTGAAGGGAATCGAGGTCAAGGACAAGGCCACCCGCGACCAATTGCACGGCGCTGGCATGGAGCTGCGCACCGCTCGCACCACCGTGGCGAAGATCGCCAAAGACGCGCGTGACGATGCAACCCGTTTCAGCAAGGCCGTGATCGCTGCCGAGAAGGAACTGATCGCCATTACCGAGCCGCTGGAGGAAGCCTTGCTTGCCCAGCGCGACCAGTGGGACGAAGAACAGGTCCGCATCAAGGCCGAGCGCGAAGCCGCCGAGCGTGCCCGCCTGCTGGCCATCAGCGAGAAGATCGCCGGCCTGCGCAACTACCTGACCCTGGCCAGCCAGTGCCGCAGTTCCGAGCGCGTGCAGGCCCTGTTCGACAAGCTGGCCGCCGAGGAAATCACCGCCGAGGTGTACGCCGAGTTCGAGGCCGAAGCCACCCAGGCCAAGGCCGAGACTCTGGCTCGCATCAAGCCGGTGCTGGAGGCCAAGCAGGCCGAGGAAGCCGCACGCGAAGCCGAGCAGCGCCGCATTGAGGCCGAGCGCCTTGCTGCAGCAGAAGCCCGCCGCGCGGCAGAGGAAGCCCAACGCCAAGCCGCCGAAGCCGCCGCCAAGCTGGCAGCAGAGCGCGCAGAGTTTGAGCGCCAGCAGCGCGAGTTGGCAGAGCAGCAGGCCGCGTTTCGCCGCCAACAGGAAGAAGCCGCTGCAGCAGCCCAGGCCGCCGCTGTGGCAGCAGAAGACCCGCCAGCAGACAACGCAGCATGGCCCGACGCCGATGGCGTGATCGAGTCGCCCGTTGACGTGGCCATGCAAATCGTCGGCATCGAGCCCGAGCGCATCCCCGGCATTGACGACGTGGCCGATGTGGAAGACCTCGCCAGCTTGACCACGGCCACCACCGCCGCCCCGGCGCCCTACATCGCCCGGCCCACTGACGGCGCCATCCTGGCCGGCCTTGCCGCGCACTTCGGCGTGTCGCAGACCGTGGCCCTGGACTGGCTGTTTGAACTGGACCTCGATTCCCTTTCCGCTGACGTGGCCGATCTGGCCATGGCTTGAACCACTGAGAGAACGACATGAACGCAATCACCACCATCGAAGAAAACAAGGCCATGCAGGTCATCGACCCACAGCCCACCCCGGCATCCATGCTGGCAATCGCAGTCCAGCAGGGCGCAGGCATCGACATGATCGAGCGCTTGATGGCCCTGCAGGAGCGCATGACCGCCGCCGCCGCCAAGTCGGACTACGACCGCGCGTTTTCCGCGTTCAAGTCGGAGGCCATAAAGATCATCAAGGCCCGCAAGGTCACAGACGGACCACTCAAAAACAAGAGCTACGCCGAGTTGCACGACATCGTGAACGCGGTGACGCCGGCCCTGTCGAAAAACGGCCTGTCGTTCTCTTGGAAGCTGACCAAGGACGAGCGTGACTGGCTTGAGGTCACTTGCACTGTGCGCCACGTCGGCGGCCATGTGGAAAGCGTGAGCATGGGCGGCCCACCGGACGCTGGGGGCGCGAAGAACGCCATCCAGGCACGCGCCAGCACCGTGAGCTACTTGGAGCGCTACACCCTCAAAGCCGCGCTTGGTGTAGCCGAGCAGGATGACGACACGGACGGCAACGCACCAGCAGCGCCCACATTCGATGTGGCCGGCGCCCTGCACGAAATTGAAACCGTGACAACTTGGGACGCCTTGGAAAAGGCATGGAAGCGCCTGGGCAAAGAAGCCCTGGCCGCCAAGAGCAAACCGGCCTATGACCAACTCAAGGCCGCTGTGCTGGCCCGCCAAAAAGCGCTGCGACCCGCTGCCTCCGAAGGAGCCGCAGCATGAAGATTCGTTGCAGCTCCATCGGCCGCATCATGACCGAGCCCAAGACCAAGGCCGAGGGCCCGCTGTCGGTCGGCGCCAAGACCTACATCCGCGAGCTGGCGCGCGAGGACATTTTCGGCATCGAAGGCTCGCCATCTTCCAAGGAAATGGAAAAAGGCATCGCCGTCGAAAACGACTCGATTGCCCTGCTGAACCGGGTACGCGGCCTGGACCTGGAGAAGAACACCGAGCGCCGGGAAAACGAGTGGATCACTGGCGAATGCGATCTGTACGACGCGCTCAATCGGCGCGGGCACGACATCAAATCGAGTTGGTCGGCCAAGACATTCCCCATCAGCGTGACCGACTGCATCGACAAGATGTACGAGTGGCAGATGCGCGGGTACATGGCGCTGTGGTTTGCCGACACCTGGGAGGTGAATTACTGCCTTGTGGACACGCCCGATGGCCTGAACCGCTTTGAGCCCATCGAGTGGCACATCGTTTCCCACATCCCCGAGTACATGCGCCTGACCACCTGGACCATTGAGCGTGACCGGGAAAAGGAACTGCAGATTTACGAGAAGGTGCGCCACGCCCGCGCCTATTACGCCGAAGTCGTCGCTGAGTTCGACGCCACCCACCACGAATTGACAACCGCCTAAACAAGAGGAACACCATGGCATCACTGATTGGACTTTTCACCCTGGGCCGCGATGCGGAGTTGCGCAGCACTTCGCAAGGCGAGCAAGTCGCCACCCTGGCCCTGGCCTACAACTACGGGCGCAGGGGCGCAGACGGCAAGCAGCCGACACAGTGGGTCAAGGCCGCACTGTGGGGCGAGCGCGCTGGCAAGCTGGCGGAACACCTCACCAAAGGGCGCCAGTTCTACATGCAGCTTGACGACTTGCATGTGGCGACCTTCAAGAAGTCGGACGGCACCGAGGGCGTGAGCCTGGAGGGACGTGTCGGGCAAGTCGAGTTTGTGCGCGCTGGCGCGCCGGCCACAGCAGAGCCGCCACCCCCGCCGCGCCCGGCGCCTCGCCCTGCGCCGCGTCCTGCGCCCGCTGGCAGTGGGTTTGACGACATGGATGACGATATCCCATTTTGATTGCCACCCCACCACAGGAAACCACCACCATGAGCATTGAACGCCAATTGCCCCAGTACCAGAGTCACAAGAAGGTCTGGGCTTTGAAAATCAAACAGGTTGAACTTCGCCCAGCGAACGGCCACATCATTCACCCGGCTGACGACGGCTACGCACCTTTCGAGGTGAGCGACGAGTATGTCCAGAAGCACAACCCGCAGGCTGGAGGCTACTACGTGGTCTACGAGGACGGCTACAAGTCGTGGTCGCCGGCCGAGGCCTTTGAGAGTGGCTACACGACCGCCAAGCTGAACACCGGCCAGCCGGCCATCAAAGGCTACCGCAATCTGTCTCAGGCAGAAATCGACCTGATGAACGAAATCAAGGAGGCCGGCGAGCAACTGCGCCACCTGGTCACGCGGGTGCAAAACCACATCAATTCGCAGCCCGCGCCTGAAGTGCCGCACAGCCAAGTGACCAACCCTGGCCGCTGGGCGGCATTGGCCCAGACGGACCTGCAAACGGGCTTGATGGCTCTGACGCGCGCCGTGGCGCAGCCAACCAGTTTCTGATTCACAACGGGCCCGGCAGACCTTTCACCTGGGGATAGCCACCTGGGAACAAGCCGCAATGCCAGACCAGCGCGTCCCCGTAAGAAATCAGCGCGCTGCGATGGGTACAGGGTTGCCGGGGGCAACGTAGAAGCCCTGAATTGCGGAACGGCTACACAGAACAGAAAAGCCCGCCACCCCATGCAGAGCGGCGGGCCAAGAGGTGGCGATACACCCCGTTGGAGACAACTGGTTTACCGGCTCATGGCTTCAAGCGCAGCCCTGGCGCTTTCGTAGGCACGGTGGCAGGCGATGGCGTCAGCTCGTAGCTCGTCGGCTCGGAGCGCGAGCGAAACAAGGCTGTCTCCAACTCCAGCAGGAATGACTGCTCCAGATGGGAGGGCTTGGCCAGGGG